TGGCCGAAGACGATGCAATCTGCGCTGTAAACGAGACGCGATACAGGCCGCCCTCAGAGAACACAATGCGGGTAGGGTTCGTTCCGCTTTTCGTAATGCCATCAGCAAGCGACGGCGCGTCAAATTCAATCGCATAGGCCGTGTTGCTGGCGGCTGCGGTAATCGTTGCATCCTGAGCGAAAATGGCGTGACCATCGCCCAGCACGATCTGCCGCCACTCGTTCCCCTTGGAGACAACAGGATAGCCGTTTACGTTATCCCACAGCAGAACGCCGTTTGAAGTCGGCGTGGCCCCGTCTTCCTTAAAGGTAAGGTTATCCCAAAACCGAGCCAGAAAACGGCGCAAATCCTCGCCCCAAAGGCGAAAATCTTGCCCAATAGGTGGAACGCCAAACCTCAACGGCGGCCTCCGGGAATAGCATCAATGCGTGGAACACCCCACCGCCAGCTATCGTTGGCGGCACCCGTCACCCGCATCGCAACCTGCCGCCCACTAAAGCGCACATCTGTCGGCGCAGCCATGCTATACGGGCCATAAGACCGTTCAGTATCGTTGGGATAAAACCGCGTCTTGAACGTCACCGTGACTTGGCCCTGCGTCTTTTCGTCGGGGATCAGCATAGACGCCATCATCGTCGTATCGCCAGCCCCGATTTCAAACGGCCCACTTTCGGCAAACACCGTCTCGCTTGTTAAGTTATAGCCCGTCTCTTGGTTGTAGGCGATGCCAGTTGTTCCAAACCAAACAGGGTTTGCAAACACTCCAGCATCAACGCCAGACGTGCGCGCCAGCGAGCCAATGGCCCAATGGTTTTCCTCGTAGTTGAAAACGACATAGCTGTCGCATTCGTTGCTTGCTGCCGAAGGATAAAACCACCAGATCTCATTGAATTTGGCGTTTGTGACGGCGTGAACCTTGCTGCGCTGCGAGGCACTGATGTTGTTGAAAACGTAGTCTGACACCTCGCAAGGCACGTCTTGAACTTGCCCGCCAAACAGCACGAAAAAGCCCCTGCTGCCCATCCAGAACACGCCACGATCAACCGCAGCGGCACAGCGCCGGGAGATAGCACCGCAAGCCGCGCCAACGCGCTCAAAGCCGTAAACGAAGGGAGGCCCTTGATATGTCGCCACATGCGCGTCGTGGTCCGTCAGGATCAGCGTTTGCCCGCGTGCCTTGATGCCAAGCATGATCTGGCCAGCAGTCTGCAACTCAAGATCGCCGGCCTCGTTCGTGGCAGCAGGCGTCCAGACCGTATTATCCTCGCGGTCGCACCACTGAACCTTGCGGACGTTTCCGCCAGCCCCGAGAGCAAACAGGAAACGTTCTTCGGTCACGACAATGCCGAGATTGCCGGTCGGCGCATTGGTGATGACAAGCGCGTCAGCGGCAACATCAAGCTGCCATTCGTAAATCTTGCCGTCTTTGCTGGAGCAAGCAATCAGATATTCGCCCCAAGTGTCGAGGCTCCACGTCGTGGCTTCTGTGTAGTTGACCACATCTTGGCGCGGCGTGCCGTAGGTGTAATCACCATAAAATCCGCCGCCGTAGCCGAGATTGAAGGCTGCGCTTTCAAGACCCGTCGTAAAGCTGGTTGGCGTGATGTCCGTGACGGTGTTTGATCCTGAGATGGCAAACAGCTTTTCATAGGTTCCAGCCGCCATCCAGCGGTCGGCGCTGTTGTCCCGCCATGCGATTGAGCCGCGCACCTTTCTGTTTGAGGAAACAGTGACCCGTGTGGCCCACCCGCCAATCGGCTGCATGGTTCCATCCATCCAACGGATGAGGCTGGCATCACGCCAGCGGCCCGACGATTGATAGTCGGTCCCGTTGCGGTAGACCCCCGGCGGAATGGCGAGCGGGACTAGTGGCATCAAATCACCTTAGCAAGCCATCAACACGCACGGGACAGCGTAGGAGCCGTCAGCGTAGGTGTGAGAGATATGGGTTGACGTGACCTTGGCGATGGTCTTGGAGCGCACGATGTCGTCGCCCTGCGGTTTGGCCGTACCGTCGCCTGCGGACATCAGAAGATCACCGCGCTGGACAGTGACGCCCGCACCAATGCGGATCACCATATCGCCCGTCATGGCAAGCAGGATGTCGTTGTAGCCATCCTCAGTGCTGTCCCAAGCTACGAACACGCCAGCCACGTTTGCATCACCCTCGACCGCGCTGACCTGAACACAGTTAAGCTGCTCGTTGTCCTCGCCGTCCCAGTTCGACATCTGGTCAAGGTTCGACATGACCGTGCCTTTGAGGAGTTCAGGACGCGAGTTGTCTGGGAATTGCGCCCAGCGGGAGAGGTGACCACCGTTGTAGCTGACGGTTGTGCCGGAGACGGAGATGGAGCCTTCGGTGTTTCCAGCCTGACGGAAGATAACCAAGTCCCCATCGCTGGCCAGTCGGTTGATTTCAATGCACTCACCGCCGCTCCGTGTGGCCCTAAACAACCCACTGGCGTTTGCTTCAATGCCCACGGTAGATGCGCCAGTTGCAGTTTTGGCAACAAGTAAAGCGCCTGTGCTGGTGATGCGGACGTGTTCTGCGCCGTTGGTGTGGAATGTCATTGGTTGCGCTTGGTAAATATAATGCTGCAAGCCAGCGACTCCACCAGACCCTATATACCACTGATTTGTGGTGCCGTCTGTGCTGCGGATGTAAGCATCTGTGGATGAGCCAGACAGACGGATAACCTCACCAGCCCCTCCCAACTCAAGGTCAGCATTAGGCGAACTCGTCCCGATCCCCACGTTCCCCGAGCTATCCACCCGCAAACGCTCAGACCCAGCCGTCTCCACCGTCACGGTATCAGCCGCAGGGAAGCGAATAGCGGTGTCGGTGTCGCCGTGATGGACCAGCTTGTCAGAAAGAGCCGGATTGACCAGCGCCGTCGTGCCATCCAACAGGTCATCAATTGCGTCCAAGTTGGTGTTGATCTTGGTGCCCCAAGTATCTTCAGACGCGCCAACCTCCGGCTTCGTCAGTCCGTAAGTTGCTGTGGTGGTATCTGCCATTTTGAGCCGCCCTTATGCCGCTTCTGTCCAAGTTTCCGCCGTGTCGGAGACAGGCGTCCAAGCCTCATTCGTATCAGATTGCGGCGTCCATGTCTCTGCCGTATCCGATTGAGCCGTCCATGTTTCGGATGTGTCGGACTGCGCCGTCCACGTCTCCGCAGTATCTGAACCCGGCTCCCACTTCTTGATGGCCGTTGCCGACACTATACACGAAATTGCAGACAACGCACTAGCCAACCGCACGCGCTCACAACCAGATGTCACCGTTGCGGCGCAAGCCAACGTGGCCGATGCGTTAATAACCGCCTCGCTGGCCGCCGTGGCCGTCAAAGCCGCAGACGCGACAGCCGAGACGTTGCGGGTGCGCTCTGCCAATGCCGCAGTGCTGGCAGCAGATGATGCGCTTGCAGCCGCCTCACGCAGCCTTTGTGCGTCCGCAGAAACCGATGCTGCAATTGCAGCGGATGCGGAGACGCTCTTGAGGCTTACGACAGATGCGGATGTTGATGCGGCAGACGCAGCCGTGGCGCTGGCCTCTCGCACCCTTTGTGCTGAAGCGGTTGACGCGGTTGTGATCGAGGCCGTGGCCGATGCCGCTTGAATGCGCTGCGCGGACGCAAAAACGCTAACAGCGACCGAAGCCGCTGCTGCTGCATCAACGATGCTGCCGTCCACGCCATAGGCTCTGACGCCATAAGCGCCGGTGCCGTAGCCTGTGCGATAGACCGCCACGGCAAGCCCTCCTTAGTCGAGGTTGATGTCCAGATCACCCGTCGGCACGCGCAGAACGTCCCCGGTGTCGATCACCTTGGAGGCCGTCAGCGAGGCGTAGGCGATCATGTTGCCCGAGGTCGAGGCGTCGAACACCGCAACATGCGTAATCGTGCCCCAGCTTCCCGATGCAGTCGGGAATTCGATGGCCGCGTTGTTGGAGGCGTTGTTGCCGCTCACCGTGAACGTGATGGCCTGCCGCGCATAGCCGCTGCCCGACAACTCGGTGCCGCCGCCGCTCTCGCCCGGTGCAGCCGTGAACAGGCCGAGATACCAAGCGGTCGGACGTGCCGGTGACGGGCTGCTTGCCGTCAGGAGCCACGTCAGGACGCTTGTTTCGAAAGAGTTTGTCAGCGACATCAGAAACTCCTGATTTTCATACGCAGGCCGGTTCCGCTGTGCCGCGCATCGTTGGAAGAGGTGTTAAGGCCATCAATCGCAGATTGATAGAGCGCAGCCCAGACTTGAACGCGGGCGTCGTCCTTCAGGTACGGTGCAGAATGGATCAGCGCCCCGTAGAGGTAGGCATCCGGCGCATTGGTCAGGAGCCAGTTCGTCGTGGCCGAGTCCGACAGCGCAGGGATCTTGGCGTAGTAAAGCAGTTCGCCAGCGTAAGTCCCATCCGGCACCGGGTAGAGTTCGAACTGCGAGCCGGTCATCGCGTAGTAATACGGGCGGCCAGTGACGTTGCTGTCGGCCTCTTTGCGGTCAATCATCTCGGCTTGGCTGATGAGTTCGAGCCGCGAGGTTTCGCCGGTGGTCAGGTAGAAGCGGATCGTCTCCACCCAATCGGACGGAATGGCGCTGAATTGCGTGTCAAGCTGGGCTGTCGATCTGGTTTCCATACGCCAGTGACGCACCTTGCGCTGCATGTCAGCCTCGGCCAACGCGATGAAGGTTGGCACGACAGACGTGAGATCGTCGCGGTTCAGAAAGTCCGCAACGGCTGTCTTGAGCGTGGCATAGGTCGTGATGGTCATTTCTTCTTCGCCTCGTTGCGGGCCGAAATGGCCTTGGCTTTAGCCTTGGCGTCCGCCTTACTGCTTGCGCCCCATGCGTTCAGTGATAGCAGAAGCCGCGTGGGTTTTCCATCCTCGTCACGCTCGGGGCCGGGCATCCCGCCCATCCGAGCCAAGAAGGACGCCCGGCGCGGGTTGTCGCCAGCCTTCACCGGGGCCTTCAGGTTCATACCCTCGGCCTTGGCAGACGCGCGGCCCTTGGCGTTTAAGCCGCCCTTTGGGTTTTTTCCTTCAGCACGCTGCCAAGCCGGGGTTTTGGCCATCACTTGGCCTTCTTTGCTGTCTTGGCCGAAGCCTTGAATGCAGCCGCAGTCGGAGCGCCCTTGGTGCCGGGCTTCCGCATCTTTTCGCCTGATCCGGCTTTGATGCGCTCACGCTTTGCGTGAATTGCAGCGTAGAGACCGCCCGGCATTACTTCTTGCCCTTCATCATGCAGCGGCCCATTGCCTTGCACTTGGCGGGGTCT